ATCCATAACGTAGAATTGATCGTTATAAATAAGGTTAGCGGTTTCTCCTATGCCCTCCAGCACATTGTTTTTAGCTTTCGTTACCATAAAGCGGCGAGCTTCAAACTCTCGGGCTAGGGCTTTAGCTGATGGATCTATAATTATCTCCGAGATCCTAACGTCTTTTGGTAGCCATGCCTCGAAATCATCTACAAATTGAGTAACTGTTTTAGAGATCTTTGTATCTCGTCCGCTGTAATAGTATTCCTTCTCGACTAGATATACTTTTCTATTCTTCTTATCTCGGTATTCACCTATGAGCAAGAATACTGTAGCGTTTTGATCCCCATAGTCACATGCAACTTTATAGCGGCGAGCTTTACCTAGATTATTCTTTTTGAGTACATGCTTTTTAGTATCGAATACTTGATATATAACGCCGTCCGCAATAACCCAGCGCCCTAATATCATTCTTTGATAACGAGCAGGGATTCCCATATATTGACGCTTTAACCGCTCTTTGTAGTCCTCGGATAGAGCTATATTATCATCTAGCGTGAACTTATGACGGCTCCAATCCTCCATTTTCTTAGGATGTTCTACATATTCTTTTAAGAGCCAGTGTTTAGGGTGATCCGGGTTAGTTGTGGATAAACAAATAGACTCTTTATAAGATAAACGCCCTACTAGCTCATCGAATACGTCTTGAGGGATTAATGTAACCTCATCGATATAAGCTATCATTAGCGTAGATCCCCGGACTCGGCGTATAGCGTCTTTATTCTTTGCTCCGACTATAAACAAGCGGCGACGGCGATACTCTCCGCTATGTCTGTCAGTATAAAATACATCGATATATTTACCTTTTACATAGTGATAGTTACCCTCGCCTAGAATATCCATGAGATCATTGATAAAGTTACGCTCCATTGTCTCCGGCGTCTGACCGAGCAGCATACCGTTTCCTCTAGGGAGAGTAGAAATCTTTTCTATAAGCCATGCTAAAGAGAGAAATGTTTTTCCGGAGCGGATAGCGCCCTCCCATAAGTTAAAAGGCTTTTCGGACTCATATAGCGCCCTCATTTGATTAAATGTAAAGGGCTTTATACGGAAATCCTCGAGATCCATACCTATAGACTCCGCTAATTCGCTCCAGCTCGGTAATTTTACCTCCGGATGGATTAGCCCCTGCATAATTATTGCTCCTCGTCTGCTGCTGGAGTCTGCATAGTTTTTAATTGAGCCTCATAAAGCTCTCGCCCAGCGGAAATTGCTTTAGTCATTTCATCCAACATGCCGGATTTAGATCCGTCTCCCTCGCCCAGTAGCTCAAGATCCATTTGTATAACACGAATTAGATCGAGCGGCGTTTCTATCTTGAGATCTTTCGACTTAAAATCCTCGATAGCTTGAGCAATCATAGCCTTTAGAAATGTATGATATTTTGCTTTGATTTCGACGACGGTTTCATTAGTTTTTTTCTCCATAATCTTAGAGACTTCATTATCTCGTAACTCAATTCGACTTTTCCAATCAAAAGAAATTGACCAATTGTGTACAGTCGTTAAAGTTGTGTTAAATTCTTTTGCTACTTCTCGGAGGTTCCTAGAGGCTCCCATAGCGTAATAATATTCAAAAGCCTTCTTATGTTTAGTTGTTTCTTTCTTAATTAACGTACTAGCCATAGGTTTTAAGGCTCCTTTCCTTTAATTTACTTGTTAAAGTTTATACAAACCGCTTAAACGTGTTATATATTTGTATTCTACCATGAGACGAACGAGATTAGCTCTATTTCTCGTTTTCTCTGACTTTATGAATCTTTACCCTTTGCTTAAAACAAAACAAAGAGAGAGCGTTTATCCGCTCCCTCATAAGGTTTCTTTATTTAATTCCGTTAAAGTATTACTCCTCGCTGCTAACAGTTTTGAAAACTCTATCCATAACCGCTACATTTACGAATTTATCAAATTGATCTAATGTATAGGCGCCGCTTAAAATAGGCTCGAGTCCTCGATCATCTGTAGAGAAAGTAGCAAGATCGAACTTTTTAGAAATAATGTTAGGATGTTCATCCCCTTTAACATATTCATGTTCAAAACCGTAATCCTTTACTAATACCTCGATAACTTGCTTTTTAGTTAAATTCATTAGCTCGCCCCTCCGCTACTTTTTCTAAATAATCTATCATAGCTTGCTCTAGGTACTCGTTTACCTCTTTGATAGCTTGCTCGATCTGCTCCCTATCCATGATCTTTACTATTAGCTCGTCTACCGTATATCTTACGTGATGATCGCCGCTATCCTTTTGTTTAAAAATAATACGCCCTTGATCCTTTATCTCGATGATCTGAAAACCGTTATCTAACAGCAATTGTATTTTTTCCTCATGCTTCATGATCTGAACTCCTCCGGCGTACTCGCTAAATAATCCGCCTCTGCTTTTTTCTCTAACTCTTTCTCCGCTAGGTGACGATATAAGTTATCCAGCATTTGAGCTTTTAAGGCATTAAACCATTTATCTAGATCTGTATGAATGAGATCCGGTATGTTGCTCCAGTGTAAAGCGTATCCGGTACATGATTCCCCTAGCCATTGAATGTAATGATACTCGCCTCGATCTTTAACATACGTAAACCCTAGATCCGCTAGCTTTGTTAGGATCTCGTCGAATTGTTCCCGGTACTCGAACTTTCCTAGGTGATCCCTCATCTTTTGCGTGTAATGCTCGATATGTGCGGTTATTTGAGTTATGAACTCGTCCGCATTAAAGTATTTTATTTCGTGGAGCTGCGCCGCTGTAAATGAGTAAACTCCTCTATAGCCGTTTAACTCGATTTCGTAATCGTAGGTATCCGCCTCTTGATTAAATGTAAATCCATACTGGAGGAGGAGCGTAGCCGCTCTCTCCGCTATTGATATTTTACTCATTTGTTTCTACCTCCATAATTTTATTATCTAACAAGCGGCTATACATCTTAGACTCCTTAGAGATATAGTAAAGCTCTTTCTCGCCGTCTAACTTTAAATGCAATGCTCCGTTTTCTTTGTTATACCATAAGCGATAATTCCCAGTAGCATAGATATGATTTTCTGACTCTGTACGTTTACTCATTAGTTTTTACCTCCGTTAGCTTCATAGATAAATAAATCGCCGGTTTCTTTAGGAAAGTTGTCGCTATGCAAGCTATACGTATAGCGGCGAGTTGTTTCTAGGTTGCGTTTAGGGTACTTCTCTTTAATTAAGTAATGTAGAGCCGCTTGTCTATCCTTTGCTAGCCCTATAGCAAAATTTTTATTATCCGAGTGCGTAACATATACGTGAGTCTCTTGTACCTCGGCTGTATCGACGTTAAGGATCTGAATAACTACATGAATGTTATCTTTAGGCTCCTTGTTTACTAGGTGATCGAGATCCATAGGCTTAGAGATACTATGAGACGTTTCGATCTCTTTAGGCTGTAATGTTTTTCCGTCCGCATATAGATGAGCCAGCGGATCCCCTGTAGGATTAGGGTAAACGATCTGCTGCTCTTTCGGTAGGTGCTTGTTAGTCGTCTCTAGGACTCCTTTAGCAAGGTGCATAAATTTATGTTGGAGCGGATCTCCTGTAATGCTTATAGGCTCTCCCATACCCGGAGCTAAACCTTTAACGATTTCTTTATCATGGCTATCTGCTTTAGCTAGTGCCTCTAGTCGCTTTTGATCCCATTCAAAACTAGGAGCGCTAATAACTGCTTTCTCGTTATAGCGGATATGCTCCTCTAACATAACGATTGATTGATCTAATGACTCCCTTTGTTCTTTTAAACGTGCTAATAGCTCTTTATACATTCCTAAACACTCTCCTTTTAATTTTCTTTCTTTAGCGGTTCCCTAATATCGCTATACTTATAATAATTAATGAGCTTTTCTTTCCGGCTCAAGGATCTTTACTCTAACGCCGGATCCTTCAAACTCCCAGCCGGAAAAGTTAAAGCCTCTAGAGAGGAAATTATTTAATGATCTCTCTACTCCCTCGGCATTACATTCATAAGATAAAGTTCGTTGATTCCTTTCGCTAAAAACCTTTACCTTATATTCATCCAAACCGTAAACCTCATCCATACGCACATAATAACCAAACTCCAAACCGTTAACCTTTAAAACCTCTACAAACTTTCCGTAAAATACGCTACTTTGCGACTTTTCGATAACGTGATTAACTGTTTTCATTTTTTATTTTCCTCCTGGTCACTTAAATTTATATAAACCGAGGAGAGTAAACCCTCCCCGGATCTTATTAAACTGTTTGCATGTGCTTTCTACGGATAATAGGCTCCATTATTTCGTTATAGCGCTGGATATCTCTATCTCCCATTGCTATAGATAACTCGATTAATGTATCTAGCGGAGCGTCCGATAGGTATTTAGCGAAAAACTCCTCTGCCGCCTCCTTTTGGCTCTCAAGCTGCTTTTCAAAAGCGTATTGCTTACGAGCTTTAACCTCCGTTACACGTTGCGCCTTTCTTGTTAAAAGATCCATTTTAGCTTTACTCATTTTGCATTTCTCCTTTGTTTTTTATTATCGCTCTTGCGATAAATTAATAATATCAAATATAGTTGCACTTGTAAACACTTATTTTAAAATTTGTCGAAAACATTTTGTCGATTTTTCAAAAACATTGTTATATAATCCTCTAGAGTCATATTTTGCTAATGGAGGTTAGATTATGAAAAAACTTTTAACATCTTTTTTAGTTCTTATTGGATTAGTAGTAGGCGGCTCCGCTGCTTCTGCTGCGAGCGGCTGGGGAGTATCCGCTAATACGACAAAACAAAATTATTCTTATGCTACTGATAAAGAGGTAGTAGTAGCCGTAAAGAATGACAATGCTTATAGCGCTGGAGCAAACTTGCAAGGGCAACAGTACGTTAACGGTAAATGGGTTGATTTAGATTGGAATAGTCCAAACCCTTTGGATCCGGAGCAAAAGTATTACGATACTATCGATATTAAATACTTTTATGGTAAGACCGGTATCTTTCGCTTTGCTGTAGATGTAGACCGCTACGATAGTGAGGGTTATTGGACTAAATACGACGGTACTTTCTATACAGATGTTTTTTACATCCGAAACTAAACAAAAAAGGAGATCCGCTTATATGGATCTCCTTTTAGTTTCGCAAAAGCTCTGCTATTAACATCTTTAGCCGCTCCGCTAGCGTATATTTTTTTACTTTCATCGAATATGTGTATCTATCTAGTCGTCTATCGATCTTGACGAATAAATTATAATCCCTCGGATCCACTCCAGCCGCTCGCATTTTGTCCATTACTGGAGTAGGCTCAAAAGGGCTATAGTGAATATAATTCTTTTCTAAAGCGAATTGTCTAGCCTCGTCCGCTGTTAGCGTGATCTTTTTCGTTACTTCCTTCACGTTTTGGAGCCTCCTTTACTATCCTAAACAGATATCGAAATACCTGTCTATCTGTAATATTGATCGTCTTATCGTTAATGACAATTGTATATCCTACGTCGTTTCTATGCCCTAACAGTTTTCCCTTTTCTCCTTTTGCTACCTCTACTTTATGCCCTGTAGATTGAGTGTCTAAAGTAAAGTGCTTTCTCGCTTCTACTTCTTGGATCATTTTTTCCCCTTCTTTCTAGGTAGAAATGTAAATACAGCTCCCAAAATCCATAACGCTAGTATAGCATATCCAATATGAGCTAATTCCGTCTCCAATTCGTTAGCCTCCCTTTAGATAATAATCATAGTTGTAGTCGGATCTTGATCTCCTCTATAGCCTCTAGATCATCGTAGTTCTCCTTTAGCTGCTGTAGCCATGTTTGATAAATAGCAGCGTCTACCATAAACTCATATTTTCCTAACTTAAAATAAAATTCTTCTGGAGGATCATACTCCGGCTCCTCTCCCGGCGGTAGCTGCTGGATCTCTTGCTCCTCGCTTTCCGGATCCTCTCTCTCTAGCTCATCGTCTAGATCGCTGTCTAGGCTCATATCATTTAGATCTTGCAAAGAAGCGAATAAGCTATCTAGATCCTCATTATCTAAACCGGTTAAAGATAGCTCCGGCGTATCCAGCTCATTAACTAAAGCGGCTAATTTATCGAAATCCCACTCCGAGCCTACTTTTTCGTTATTAAGCGTGATATTTAGAGCTTTCTCTTTCTCTAGAGGGATCTCAACTATAGACACTTGAGCTTTCTTTATTCCCTCCTCGAGATAAATATAATAGCGCTGGTGTCCGCCTACTATATTCCCGGTACTTTTATTATAAACAATTGGTAAAACCTCTCCGAACTCTTGCAAAGAGCTTTTTAACTTCTCATATCCTTTATCTCCTCTCCGTAGGATCTTTCTCGGATTGTATGGAGCTGGATTTAATTCGCTTAGTTTTACCTCTTGTATATTTATCGCTCTAATCATAATATTGTCGCTCCTTTTGCAAAGAAAAACGCTACCCTTTTGGATAGCGCCCTCTCTTTAGTTGATAATAATAACTAATGTTTGTGTTTTCCAGTAACAAACAATTTGTTTTACCTCATCGGAAATAACTACGGTTATGAGCTGTCTACTCGGTTAGCTTTAACACGTTTAGCGTATTTTCCGGATACGCTGTACGAGCTGTTAGAGATCCTCGTACTAATCTATAGCAATAATCTATATGAGAAAAATAGTTGAATGGACTTTTCAATAGTATTTTTTGGACTCTCATAGTTATATAGAAAATTGCTCCCTGTAGAAATATAATACTACATATTTCAGAAAAAGGAATATTTTTTTACTTGGACTTTCGACAAATACCGCTAAAACAATAATTATCTTTATCTATGGCACTATTACGAGAGATCTATGTCTCATCGATTGGAAAATTTTCTAGTTAGTCGCCAAAATGTGACAAATTATGTTATCATGTTTTCTGTTAGACAAAATTAAATACTGGGAGGTTAAAAGTTTATGAGTTCTACCGCTTATGTAGATGTTTTTACAGACGCTAGTATTTATCAATCTACGGCTAGTTATGTAGTCCTTAAAATTTACATGCAAGGTAACTACGGATTAACTCGTAAGGATTGGAAAGCTACAATCCAAATGTATAACAAGTATTCCGGGAAATATGTTAATATCAATGCTCCGACGAAATACGGTTATGTATCGCCTACGAGTCCATCTAGACGTTCATACTCAACTCGTAATTCATTCCCTCGCTATATGAAAATGAACTCTTTCCGCTTTAAAGTTGCTTTTAGAGCTTCAAAGAGTCGCTCGTATGGATCTTGGGCTACAAATTACTCAAACGGATTTAAAGTTTATCCTCGTCGATAAGAGGAGAAGGGAGCTGTCATTATGGCAACATTAGACGAACAAGTAAATTATACTGAGGGATCGACTACAGAAGTTGAATCTATCGAGGGTACGGAGGTAGAAAGTAACTATATCCGTACTTACACAATCATTAAAGGAGCTACTGATATTTCGGAGGATCCGGAGGCTATCGGTAACGACTACGTTAACGAAATCTCATACGGAGCTAACGGTATTTCAGCTAGCGGCGTAGGTTATGACTCTCATGAGTTTGCTACTACACTATTAGAAGTAGACGACGTAGGGCGAGCTATTTCTAACCAAAACTATGAGGATATGATTATCGGAGCTAAAGTTAAGCCATACGGCGACGGCAGCACTTATAAACAACCTTCATTCACTCAAGATATTGACGGATACACTACTGTTAGCGGATTGTTAGCAGTTGTTAATAGTGCGGATCCTATCGTAAACGGAACATTGTTAGCTACTTTACCGGTTGACGTTGCTCCTAACCAACAAGAAATCTTTGTTGTTAATACGGACGCTGGTTTTGCTCGAGTAGATGTTAAACCGAGCGGACAAATTACGGCAACTTTACCGACTGGAGCAAGTGTTACAAAATACATTTCTCTAACAGGTTTACGTTTCCCAACTCGACAAGGTTAATAAAAAAGGAGCTAGGATTTATATCCCGGCTCCTTTTTTATTTATTCTTCCTCCAGCTCTACCGTATGCCCTAGCCCTCTTAAATACTCCGCTATATCCTCGGCATTTCTACGGAGAAAACAGATAGCTTTCTCTCTCACTGAAAAAGTATGTTTCCCTCCATAGATCCCAACATAATAACCGCTCTGTTTACTTTTGATAATGTATTTTTCCATTTTAGGCTTGTCCCCTTGTCTTATTCATTTGATTTAATTCGATATGCTGTCTAGCTTGTACTTTTTTCAGTATGTTCACTTGCTCATGTATATAAGTCCTAGCGTTCTCCCAGCGCTTTAGGTTACGGATCCACTCGCTCTCCTTTTTGCGAAAAGGGATAAGATCCTTTTGAGCCATATACTCGGCGTCTTTTTGAGTATATTTCTTTTTATCCGTTCCCTCTCCGTTTCTATATTTAAAATAGAGATCTGCCTCCGCTTCTCTCCTACTGGAGTAAGCGTCCTCTTTCTCTCCTAAAGCTATAGAGTGTAATTGTCCCACAATATCCAAAACGTGAGCATAAGCTACGATTTTCTGCTCGATCATCGTATCCTCGTCCAGTATTTTAGCGGTATTGTGTACACTTAGAAGGTTTTTATATAATTGCTCATAAGATAACGAAAACGTTAACTCACTCTCCGAAAAATTTAACTTTTGGCTCAAATGCTTTTACTCTCCCTCTTTGATTTCTAGCTCTCTAATGATTTCTAACATTTTATCTTTATGAGTATTATCGTAGAGCTTCATTTCCTCGAGCTGCTCTTTGATCTCTAGGATAGCTCCCTCGAGATAAGCGATACGGCTATCTTTTTTCTTGAGCTTCTTTTTCCGCTTCTTATCCGCTTCTACATCGATTTTATCTAACCGCTTTTGCAGCTCCTTTATATCACCAAAAGGAGGAATAAGCTCAATAGGAATATTTCTCGGATCATAATAGTTAATACGTCCGATAAGCTCAATTTTCATATACTCGCCTACATGCCCTACATTTAGCGGAATAAAATCAAATGGATCTGCTACGGTTGTTTCGTCCTCGATATATTCCTTTTGCCAATATCCCCGGATCCCTTGACCGTTTAGAATAAGGTTAGCAACTTGAGCAAGCATAGCTCGATTTTGCTCCTCTGTATATTTCGGATAACCGTTATAATTTAATCGTTCAAACTCTTTTTCTAGATCGTTTCTACCCATCTTTCGCCCTCTCCTTTTAATTCCTAATTTTTTCTCGATAAAATCCATCGAGTTAACTAACAGATAAAAACCTCCTGCTGCTATAGCTACATTTCTCCATAACTCTAGATCAATCATCGAGTTTAACAGTGATCTTTCTCTCTGTATTGTTTAAATCCGCTATCCGATCCATGTAAGCCGGAGACGAGTAAAAATATACTGTCATAGGCTTAATTCCTAAATGTTCGGCACACTCTTTAGCGGTTCCCATTACTAGCAGCTTTTCCCCTTTATAAACGGCGTATTGCTTATATTTTCTCATTGCTGCTCACTCTCCTATATTATTCTTTGCTATTAGATCCCTAACCTCATCGGCGTATGGTTCATTTACATTAACAACATAATACATAGGTAGCGGATTTCTACCGGTTTCTACTCGATACTCGTAAACAGTATGCAAGATATCCTCGAGCGCTTCTTTTTGAGCTGGAGATAAACAATCGTCAACATAATCAGATTTTAAAACAATGTAACTTTTTATATTATTTTCCGGCATAATGTTAGCCTCCTAAAATGTAATGTAATTCCTACTTGAACTTTTGTTCAATTACTTTTTCTTTTTCGGGCTTTTCCTAGCGTTATGATTCTCCAGCACTTTAGCAGGAGTTAAACTAGGGTTAATCTTACAGATCAAACGCCCTTTATAAAATCTTACAAATAGATAGCTAGGCTCATTGATCCGTAGATAAGATGTAACGAGATCCTCAAACTTTCTTTTTCTTTTGGCTGGATCTGCTATACCTCTACATAGCTCTATATATACGTGGGGATAAGCTACGTAATATTCTCCATGTTGCAACTCATTCATATTATCGCTACTCCTCTAATAATTGTATTTAGATACATCGTGATTAGCTTGTATAAACTTTTGGACTTTTAGGCATTTATAACACCATAAGTCTTTTACGTGTCCTCCTTGGTAGCTACGGCTTTTCTTAATGCCTCGATAGACTACATAAGGCTCCAAACAATCCGGACAATGTACGACGCTTTTAGTAATGGCTCTCCTCGGTACAATTGGATACCGTCCTTTACTATCCTCTTTTCTCCCCATCCTCGCCCTCTCCTTTTGATTAAAGTAAAGCCGGGATCTATGCCCGGCTCTTGTAGTTACTTGATAACGTGATCTGTACGATTATGGTTATATTCGTTCTTTTTGAAGTAAGCCGCCTCGATCTCTTGCTCCGTAAAGCCGAAATGATCCCCTAGCCCTCTGAATAAAGATAAAGCAATATCAAAGGATTTAGCTCCCTCGATATGTACTACAGCGTTAGAAAGAGCGAAAATTTGATCGATAGGATCCGCTAGGATAACCATATCCGAGGAAACAGGTACGGCGCTTAGATCGTTCCCTAGACTCAAGATAAAATGCACTCCATCGACGTACTCCGTTAACGCCTTTTCTCGATCCATCTTTTTAGTAGACCAAAATTTAAAAAGCTCTTTCCACTCATTAGCAAGCTCTCCGACTTCTACCCATAAAGCGAGTTTACGTTTTTTAAAGGTTTCGCCTTTAGTAGTATTAGCTTTCAAAAGATACTCTTGATCTATTTGTTTTTGAGCTTTAAGCAGCGTAGGAAACTCCCAGCGGCTCGAGCGAATTGTTAATTTAGTGTTTTTTACTCCGCTCATTCTTACAATGTCCATTAATTGAGTTTTTGTATTAGCGTCCATCTTTGCACTCTCCCTTTAGTTATCCAATGATATCTAGTAACGATGTAACTCCTAAAATTAAACTTGCAGCCATATTGAAAGAAAAAAATACCGGTCTATCGTGATCTAAAGCGTCTTTTGCGAATACAGCACAACAAATAGAAAACGCTAAACCATAATACTCACTTGGAATATCGATCATGTTCCTAACCTCCTAGAATGGTAGATCATCGTCCGAAATATCTATCGTCTCGCCGTTATTAGCGAAAGGATCGTCGTCTACCCTTGTGTACCCTTGATTATAGTCGTCCGGAGGAGTACCGCCTCCTCGTCCGCTGTTGCCGCTAGCTCCGTTATAACCGCCGGATCCGCTAGAGGCGTCATTCTTTTTTGGCTCTAGAAACTGTACGCTTTCCGCTACGACTTCAGTAACATAAACTCGGCGTCCGTCTTGCCCTTCATAAGAGCGACTTTGTAACTTTCCATCTACTCCAGCTAAAGAGCCTTTTCCTAGAAAGTTAGCGGCGTTTTCTGCTTGACGTCTCCATACAACAACATTGATAAAATCCGCCTCTCGCTCGCCCTGCTGATTAGTGAAAGTACGATTAACCGCTAAAGTAAATGTAGCTACAGCCGCTCCGCTTGGAGTGTAACGTAGCTCCGGATCCTTTGTTAAGCGTCCTACTAAGATAACTCGATTCATCATATTAAGTTTTCCTCCATTTTCTTAAAAGGCTTACTCATGCCCTTTACCTCGATAAATTCCTCGTTAAAAAATTTAATGCTTTTGATATTGGAGATCTTTCTTTTTTCTCCGTCAATATCTATTATAGATCCCACTCGGAAAGTGAGATCCTTTTCAATGCTTTTGTAAACCGTAAACGGCTCCGTTTTTGAGTTAGTACGTTTACTCATTATCCGCTACCTCGTTTAAAATATTTGAAATCGTGGAGCGCCCTACTCCAAAAAGCTCCGCTATATCTTTTTGTCTTACATCCGGGCGAGCTTTTCGTAATTGACGGATAGCCTCTCTTGTTTCGTGAGGGATATGTTTACCGCCGTTAGCCGTAATATGTCCGCCTCGTTTGCTGGAGCTTATATCCTCCATCGTTTCGGCTGGATCAATAAGCGGCTCGATCAATGTAGCGTTTTCCGATTTTATCGGAGCTTTATCAAAACTTGCTACGCTAATGTAAAAGCCTATTTCTTGGAAGTCGGGATCTACCACTCGATCCGGCGCTCCATGTACATCATTAATGTTAATTTGTAACTCTAATCCGAAAACGTCAACTAGGACAATATCATTTAAAAGGTTCTTCTTTACTAGCCCTTTGAAATTAACTTGCTCGCCCTCGCAATCGATACCTTTAACTTGTACCGGAGTCCCTAGTTTAAATACGTCACTATCAAAAGCCCATTCTTTTTTAAACATCTTAAAACACTCTCCTATTATTCTATTTTTTTACGTTAGACTCTCCTCTAACAATTTCTATCTTATCACTAAAGCGATAATAATACAAGCACGAAACGACAACATTATTAAAATATTTGTCGATTTTTTCCCCTAGCTGTCATAAATTGCTTTATTACAATTCCGTTAAAAGGGTTTAAATACAAAAGAGAGGGCGTATATAATATAGGAGTAGTTATAAAACATCCTAACGCTCTCTCTTTAGATAAGGGATCTCGGACTCTCCGCCGGGATCTTTTTTTATTTTTGATCTAACATAAAAGCCTCCAGTAACTTCTTAGTAGGAGCCTCAATGTAATTCATGAGCCATAGATCCCACTCGTCCATATAATAAAATTCTCCATAAAGCAGCTCTAGGAACATTCTCCATTTATCCGCATATACTCGGCTGCTATGGCATAAAGAGTGATGAGTCTCACATAAAGGGACTCCATTTCTCCATACACCTCTACCGGATCCGGATCTAAATTTAGCATGATGATAATGGATATAAGGGTTTCCACACTCGGCACAATGAGCGCCTCCGAAAGCCTCATCTATCTTTCGCTTTTCTTTATCAGAAAACTCGCTCCTCACTTTCTTATGAGGTACTTTTAAGCCGTCTCTTAATACTTTTAACTCCTTTTTGGTTTTCGGCTTGCTCTTTTTAACCGGTTTAGGGATCTTTTCTACAAATTTAGGTTTAGCTCTTAGAGTAGACTTGCTCTCGAGCTTCTTTTTAGCCTGTAGAGGCTTTTTTGCTTGCAAGCCTCTACTAGCCTTCTTTTCTTTTTTCTGTGGTTTAGGAGCTGGATTAAACTCGCCTCTTAAATCCATTCTACTTGCTCCTCTTTAGGTTGCTCCGGATCTACTACGCCTTTGATCTTTTTAAGATCCTTTATCTCTTGTTTCATTTTCTCGATTTTTAGATCATACATAGTTTGCTTTCTCTTTAGATATTTATTTTCTTTTTTAGCTGCTGCTAGCTCCTCGGCTAGATCCTCGTTAACTGGAGGCGCTTCTACTTGAGGCGCTTTTTGCTCTTGGTCAATATATTTAGTAGCCTCCTCGAAAATTTCGGCAAAAGGCTTTAGTTTATTTGTTCTCGCTTGAGTTTGACCGAATACGATATTTTTAAATTCCTCTACAGTTTCTTTAAATTTACTTACGTTAAATTCCATTTTAGAACACTCCTCTAATTTTATTTAGTAATTGTATAAGTTAAAGCGGCGATAGCTAGGCAAACGATAACGGTAAAATTCATACGCTCGTCTTTTTTATCGCTAGCAATAAGCCCAGCGGAAAAGATAAGGATTAGTAAGGATAATAAAATCTTGAAAAATAGTAACATATGACTCTCTCCTTTTTAGCTCGCTTGATCGAAGCGGCGCTCTAGATTAACAAATTTTGAATACTCTTTGATATATGCTAACTGAACAGTACCGACGGATCCCTCTCGGTTTTTGGCTATTATGATCTCGATAATATTTTTATTATCACTCTCTTTATCGTAATAGTCGTCTCGGTAAAGAAAAGCTACGATATCAGCGTCTTGCTCAATTGATCCACTTTCTCGGATATCCGATAACATAGGGCGCTTATCTTGACGCTGCTCTACTCCTCGGGATAATTGAGATAGTGCGATAATCGTACAATCCAATTCATTAGCCATAACTTTTAAAGATCGAGAGATCTCACTAATTTCTTGCTCTCGAGATCCTTTAGCTGCTGTAGGTTTAATGAGCTGTAAATAATCGATGATAATTACGTGATGTTTGTCCGGGTGAGCCTTTTGATTTTCTCGGACTCTCGAGCGGATCCCTTCTACCTTGATCGTAGACTCGTCGCATATATCGATATTATCCTCCCAGTTGCTTATTTCTCCGGCTGCCATTGTATATTTACTCCAATCGTCACTATTAAAGTTTTCGATAGGGTTTTTAACCTTCATACCGTCGATATTCCCTACACTGGAGATCATACGGTTAGTTAGTTGATCCGCTCCCATTTCTAGAGAAAAGATACTTGTAAAAACCTCTTGACGGTTATTTTTCATAGCCTCCGGAGTGATCGAGGACTTAATTAGCCCTTGACCGATATTTAAAGCAAAAGCGGTTTTACCTACAGACGGACGAGCGGCTACAATGATTAACTTTTTCTTTTCGACTCCCTCGAGCATAGTATCGAGATCCGTAAAGCCTGTAGCGGATCCGGCTAGTCCACCTTTCATGCTCTCCATTTTGTCGTAATTTTTAACTAATTGATCTCGAATAGAGAATTTAGTAAGACGTTTTCCGGTTTTCTCGATTTCGTCGAGAGCCTCTTTAGTTTTAAAATCGATTGTATCGTCTGCGGAATTGCTCATAGCTTCTTTGTATACTAGATACCTAGCTCGGCTCCTCCAATGCTCGATAACGAGATCCTCGTAAAATTTGAGGTTCTCCGTAGTAGCAATCGATCCCATAAGATCGGATAGATAAGAAACGCCGCCCACCTCGTTAATACGCTCTTTAGCCATTTCTACAAGCGAGACTAAAGTAATAGGAGCGCCGGCTTTATGGATTGATTTAAACCATTTAAAAAGTTTTTGGTGTTTAGGCTCGTAAAAGTGATCCGCCTCGATAATAAGATCGTTCATTAGATCCGGATCGGTTAATACCGATCCGATAACTTGACTCTCCGCCTCGTAGTTATAAAAATTAGTTGCTGTCATTTCTAGCCGCTCTCCTCTGCTTAATGAAATCCGGTACGCAATCCTCCGGGATGTATTTTAGAGCCTCTTTCTTTCGCTCCTCTATACGTAAATGCTCATCCTTTGCTAAATATCCGCTATTAGCTGCATAGTTTGGAATCCCTCGTAGCTCCGCAATGGATGGAGGAAATTTTTGTTTAGAGATATGCTCTCTTAGATTAATCAGAACGTTTTGAGGATCTTGATCCGCTAACATTTCGTACCAAAAGTTAACCTTTTCCTCCGTAATCTCGAACATATCATAAGCCTGATTAATTAAGGCGAAAAGCTGTATTATTTCCCTCTTTTCCATGAGGTAGCGCCTCCTTTTCCATCATTCCACGTAAAAGATCATTTTTGCGCTCGCTTTTAGAACTACCGGAGTTTAATCGAGAACCTCCGCCAGCCGCTAACCGAGTAGCCTTATCATTTTGTTTTTTCATCTGCATAAATAACGTATCGTATTGTTTACGGAGTTTATCCGGGCTTAAAATGTTGCTCATCCAAAAGTCGCTATCTTGGCTCCAATCAATAACCGCCTTTATTTCCTCCGGCTTTCGTTTATCACGCTCGATCATTAAGCGGATAACGTCGCTCCATTTTTGAGGGTTAGGCTTTTTAGCGTTCGGATTATTATCTAGCATTCTCTTATACAACCATCCGGCGAGTTTAAACTCTACGTCCTCTTTAGAGTAAACTCGTTTCCCCTTTTTAGCTTTCTCCTCTTTTACTGGAGCTAGCTCCTTGCTTTTTGCTGCTTCTAAAAATTCGCTCATATCCTCGTTATCCTCCTCGGTTACTACCTCCGGCGGCGTTACTGGATCTTTTTCCTTTTTCTCCTCTTTAGGCTCGTCCTCTTGGTACTCGCTCCATTTGAGGATAGTTATAATCGAGTAACGGCGACTCGAGGCGTTTTCTACTGTTATATTCCCTAGCTTTTCTAGCTTTTTAACCCAATTCCATAGCGTCCGGTCTTGCACTCGCTTTTTAGGCGGTACTCCGTCATTAAAATCATCTGTTAGCGATTGTCGTCCGGTTATAAATTGTCCTGCTTCTAGCGTTACTTTCTCTCCGTCGAAAACAATTTCTCGTTTACAATGTGAGGCTTTCATAAGACTGTACATCCATAACCGGAGGAGATCCGGATCTTTAAATATTTCGCTATGTTGTAATTTTCTATGTATCTTGATCCATCCAGCGCTCATTGTCCGAGATCCTCCTCTCCGTTAGAATGTTATGTTTAGATTTTAGTAGGCTTGTATTTATAGTATTTCGTGGATCTCTCGGCTGTATATGAGTTTACTAGCTGGATATGTCCCTCTGACTCAAGGCGTTCTACATCCATTTTTACTTGATTTCGACTAGCTCCGGTAAAGTCCACTAGATCGCTCATAGTAAAATATTGATCGTTTGAATACTTTTGACAAATAAAGATGTAAGTTAATCGAGGATAAGGATTATGTTTATATCCTCTCGGTAGGTTAGGGATTAAAAGCAATTCACCTTCTTTGCCTCCGATCTCTTTATCTACTAAACCCTCAACAAGTCGCAAACGTGAGTAAAGATCTTTTAGATCCTTGCTCGTTAGCTGCTTGTCCTCCATAACAGCAATAGATAAAACGCCTTTAATATCTTGGATACCTTGTTTAATGTTTTCCATGTTCTCGCTCTCCCTTTAGATAAGTTTTATATGAGGAGGAGTAAAATTACTCCTCGTCTTGCTCCTGCTCGATTTCTTCCTCGCTCTCCTCGAGAAAGTCCTCGCTAATTAATGCCATAAACGGAACATCCAGCGCTCGAGCTAACTTTCGAGTAATATCTAGGCTAACTCGTTTAACTCCGCTTTCGATCTCGCTAATATGTGATTGACTAACCTCAGCTAGTTTAGCTAGCTTATTTTGACTCAAGCCGGCTTTAATTCGTAATTCCTTCAACTTTATTGAAGGTGTTTTATTTTCAGTCATAATGTGACTCCTTTCGATGTATATCGCTATAACTATTAACTTCTACTGTAGTTTAACACTCCAGCGATAATATTACAAGCTCTTTTTGTCGAATTATAATAAATTTTGTTGTCGGTATTTGATGATCTTTTTATAAATTGTCGAAACGTTAACGCCGTAATGCTCGGCTATGTCTTTACGCTTCATGCCTTTGGCTAACATTTTCTTTAAAGCTTTTGCCGGGATCTCACGCTTTAAAGCTGGTATTCCCCACTTTTTCCGGTACTTCCAAACGGTATTTTTTGTAAAGTTGTACATTGCTGCTATCTCTATATCAGTATGTGCTTTAGCAAGCTCCGTTAATCGCTCTTTCGTTAACCCTTCTTTATTGGCATAACGACGCTCTTTAATTAATCCCCACTCTTTCATTAGGATATAAAGGGTACTTTCCGAAACCTCCCATAGCTCGCATATCTGCGCTCTATTGAGTCCTTTTTTATCCCGGAGATAAAGAAACTCGGTTTTGCTGTATTTATCTTTTGCTTTACCAAAAACTAACTCTATTCCCCATCTATAACGATATTTCCGTATCGTAGCTAAAGATACGCCTAATTTATCCGCTATCTCCTGCTCTGTCATAAACATGCACATATCTTGTAATTTTTCTTTTGTTAGCTTTTTAAGCGGAGTGTATCGATGACTATATAACCCGGTTTTTCCTGTAAGCTCCCACGCTTCTTTTCTCCGAAACATCGTAGCTCGAGATATGCCGTATTTCTCCCGGATCTGTCTATCGTTCAATCCGTCGTTACGTAGATCTATGTATTTATCCTTGGTGAGATCCAGCGCTTTAGCGTGTACGTTTTGTACTATGCCATACTCAAGGACGCCGCCGAGCTGCTTTATTTTCTTTCCGATCTTGCAGGAAAAAATACAATACTGGAGCGGCTGTCCGTTTTGTTTGCGTAGCTCCTCTTTAATTTTGCAGCCTTTACAATGCTCATTCTCTAGATCATCAATTCTGTTTAAAACCTGTAAATGCTTTTGATCCATTTCTACACTCTCTCCCTTTAGTCAAAATAAAGGAGCGGCTCTCCTCCGCTCCGGTTAACATTAATCTAAAACGATCTCTTTTCCGTTATGGATGTAAGTTTTTCCGTCCGCTACATCCGTAACCTTTGCTCCTTGCTCCTCTTGTAGAGCTTTGTCGATTTCCTCCGGAGTGATATCGATATTAGTTTTTTGTTCCTGCTGCTCTTGCTCTTTTTTCGCTTGCTCCTGCTCCTTTTTAGCTTTCGCCTCTTGAGCTTGTTTCTTTTGGATACTTCCTAATAGGATAGCGTCTACATGGCTATAATCTTTGCCCTCCGCCGCTTTCTTTTCTAGGTACTCGTCCAAACCGTCAAGCGAGCCGTTATTTAATTGTTTCCATTTCGCCTCCAGTGTAGCTTTTGTTACTTTAGGCTTGTCCGGCTTACGTTTATTATCGTTTCCACCTTGTCGCCCTCGCTGCTGCTGCTTTTTATCATCTTTGATAATTTGATCGCTTTCCCCTTGCTCCGGATCGTCGCCGCTAGCAATTTGAAAGTTATTCAAGAAATAGTATTTAATACAGCCGGAATACGCTTTATATAATCCTTTATCCCCGGAGTCCGTAGCCTCCGCTTTGTTGTACTGGATATCCATATAGCCGGTATCATTATCCGTTAGAGTAAACATCATTTTAACGGTTGTTAGCCATTGCTCGCCCTGTTTTGTTTTAACAATCTCTTTCTTATCCTCGACTAACTCCGTATCGAGTGTTAATCCGTTTTCTGATAGAAGAATACGAACGCCCTCTTTAACGTCGCTCTCTGTTGAATAATGGTATTTATGAAAGCTGTTATAGCCGTTTTTAGGAATACGAGTTACTCCAGCGACTACAGCCGCCTTTTTCTTTTTAAGTTGAGCGAGAAGTCCTAAAACCTCTTTTCGCTCCTCTAACGGCAACTTTTTAATTTCATCGATTGTATACATATTTACTCTCCTCTTGTTTGCGTTTTTCGTTTACCATTGCTTCATGTATTAATAAATCTAGCTCTTGAGAAAGGCGGATCGTTTCCGGATCCGTAAACCCTTTACTCATTCCAGCGGCTACCATAGCGGAGCGTAGAGCGTCGATTTTACTTTCTAGACCAATCTTACTATTCATCTTTTTTCGTCTCCCTTCGACAAGTTCTAACGTTATATTATCTTATTAGCGATAACTTGTAAATAGTTTTTTGTCGAATTATCGAAAATAAAAAAAGATCCCGATAAAAGGGATCTATTGCATACTCGGAGGAGGAGCCATTTTTGCTACAAATGGTTTTATATAGTCTCCGCCGGATCTTATAGAGTTAATAGCATAGTGAGTTTTTGTTTTCATACAGTCCTCTAGGGTTAACGGTCTTAATTCATCGAGCAAGTCTTTATACGTATTTTTCGAGCTAGAATATATGTGATAGTGAGGTAAAGCACTTTTAATGATATCCCGGAGATCTGCGTTAATTTGTTTCCATTCATGAAACATCCAAACGTACCCGACTCTCCATTTACGACTTTCTACGGAGGCGTTTTTCCAAACTCGAGCGCTTTTAGAATACTGGTGAGGCTCATCCATCACAACAAAGAAAGGGAATTGATCCTTTTCTTTTCGGAGCGTCATAGCTATGTCTATTTTCGTGCTAATAAGACTCCCTATAATCTCGACGCCCTCCTCGCCTACAATACTTTTAGGAACATCAAATATAATTGCTTTCTTTTGGCTCATAAGCTCGACTAGATCTATGCCCTTATCGGCATTAAAGCAGCTACTTAGAAACTCGTCGCCTAGAATTAGATCAAAACGATTTAAAATAGGCTCGAGGATCTGTCTCCGGCGTCCGTCGCTATGCTCATGTAAATCTTGTAGCGTGGTTTTATGGATACCGTCCGAGAGTCTCGAAATCGCCTCCTCTCGAGTTTTTGGCTCCTCCAGTATAGAAAGTATCTCCGAGAGCTTTCCGCTCGTCATAGCCATAACAGCGGCTCTTATATAACGGCTAGTTTGTGCGCCTGTCTCGTCGGTTGTGTTATTGAAAAAGGAGAGGATCGTATTAGCTAGCCTCCCTTTTGAGTTTTTGCTATGGTATGCCTCTCGCCAATCTAAAGAGATAGGCGTCTCTCCTATATTGATCCGGATTATTTTCTCCGGCGGTAACTTACTTTTTAATTCTAGCCCTATCTCTCCTTTAGCTGGATCCAAACATAAAGCGCCGTAGCCATTTAAAACAGCTTGATACATCCAGTTAGCGCCGTAGCCTTTTGTTTTACCGGATCCCATACCGCCTATAACGACTCTAGGCAAACATAACTCATCTAGGTTAGTTGTGGGAAAATAAACTTTTTCGGACTTTCCTCGGAATTGCTGCTCTCCTAACCACATGCCGCCTTTTAATAATCGATCCGGTAGCTTTTGCTCAAGACTAGATACATTTTGTATATTGTACTTTTCTTGTAGGTGATACGGAGGCATTAGCAGCAAACGAGAAAACTCCTGTATGCTCATATAATCTTTTTGAGCCTTTAAACTAGACCGCCTTTCCTTTAAAAGCTCATACGTCCGTTTTAAGGGCGTTTTCTTGTCTTTGAGATAATTATCCCCATCTAGGGAACGAAAAGCCGTATAAACCATATTTAAAAGATCCCTAGCCCTATTCGTATCGTTAGCTTTTACTCCAATTCTGATTGTAACGTCGAAAGCCTCTCCTCTAGCCTTGTTAATTGTCTCTTGCCTTAAATATCCCTCTTTTAGTATTTGAGAACGATCCCAGCCGTCTAGATCTATCGGATCCTCCGGTTTTGATCCTAGCAAGTGTACGAGCGAGTTAGCGGTAGAGGCTAGGGTTTTTGCTGCTAGGCGTAAACCGTAATTAGTTAACTCCTTTTTCTCTAGGTGTACTTTTCTAGGCAAAGATCCGTTTTTAAACTTCTTATACGCCTCTACAGCTCCTATATACCAATCAGTCGCCGCCGGTATCGCTAAATTCTGTACATAAATTATCTCTCCAGCGGTTAACATACTGATTGTATCCAGTAGAGCGGCTAGTAGGGAATTAGTTCTCCGATCTATCCGGAGGGATAAAAAGTAATGGTTATGATAAGCGAGTTCGGATGTTAGAGTAGGCTCAATCGTAAAGGGATCCTCTACTTTTTCTATCGTCGCTTTAGGGAACGTACTCTCTATAGCTTTCCGAGCTATCTCCTCGCTTTCGTCTTTAACTGTTACGATAAACTCGGCTCCTTTGCTGGATAAAACGGACTCGAACGAAATAAAGGGCTGTTTAGAAAACTTTTTAGCTTGACTATCCCAGCGCTTAAAAAGAGGCTCGTAGCGGCTTAAACTACGAGCTAAAATTTCAACTTTTGTATTATCGATCTGATTGTCCGGTATTATTCGTAAATGTATCATGATTGGCTAATCGCCTTTCCTACTTCTGCAAGTATAGCCATTATAGAGGGCGCAAACTGGATAACGATATATCCTATAGCCGTATACTTGAGGATCCGTAGCCCTTGAGTTTTTTGTCCTAGCATTATCATTATTCCGCCTAGCACTAACATTAAAAACGCTACTGGATATGAGCAACCTTGAGCTAATTGGATTATAGGATCAAAAGCTCTAATAATCCGATCTTGTACTCCCTCTGTAATTGCTCCACTAACGGAGGCGCTAGCTATCGTACCTCCAAACGGATCTAATACAGAATAAACGAGCGAGGCTCCTAATAAAGCGAAGTGTAAATTACGGATCGTTTTCTCTTTTGCTTTTAACTTGTATGAGCCATCCATAAAGTCATGATACGAAATAGTTTTTGTTTTTACCTTGAACATCCTAAACCGCCCCTTTTTTTAACGTCCGGAAAAAACCGGACAATATTCTTTTAAATATATATAATTCTTTAAGTAATTCTTGTTTGTGGAAAAACAGTTGGAAAAAAGGTTGGAAAGAATGAAAAAAATCGGTTGGAAAGAATCGTTTTTCCTAAACGCTGTAACCCTTGGGAGAGTAAGGCTCTAGGCTCCTTGTCGGTTGGAAAGAATCGAAAATTTAGGTTGGAAAAAAGGTTGGAAAAAAGGTTGGAAAGAATTTTGTCGATTTTTGACCGAAAAAAGGAGGCGAAAAATAACCCTTATGACTCAAATAATAGGCTGGATTTTAGTCGCCCTTGGCTCTCTGATATGTGTAGCAAAAAACCTTTAATCCACTTTAAAAACGATCCCTCCATTAGAGGAGGGAATCACTTTTTTAGCTGGAGCTACTCGTTTACTTTGCTCCATTTGAACAGATAACAAATTTTTAACAAGCCCGGAAAAATTCGTAGTATTGCAAGCGAACTCATATAATTTAGCTTGGTGAGGATCCTCCATATTAAACGAAACGCCCTTTGTTTTCATGCTCATTTATTAGGAGCCTCCTTACTCTTTTTTATTTCGTTAGCGATAATAATAGCTTGATCTTTTGAAGCAGCTAAAAATTTTACGTCCTCTTTTTTAGTGAAACCGACTTTTAAAGTGTACGTTTTTAACATCCTAAACAACTCCCTTTTTCTTTAAAGTAGTTTACATTACATTCTATTTCGAGGAGGCTTGCTTATATGCCTAAATATTTATTAATTCTTTTTCTAATCATTGTCCTTTATTTTTTCTTTTATGGCTTATTCTAGAGAGCCTAATTTAAACGAAAAAAGGCTAGAGGTATATTTACATACCTTTAGCCTTAAAACCGCTTAGAAACGAAACTAGAGAGAATTACATTACATCTAGATAAAATGTAAAAGGGAGATCTCCGATACGCTGGAGATCTCCCCTATAGGCTCATAAATGAGCATATGCTCGAGCCGCTGCTTTTATGCCTGTTCTCCTAAAATATCCTCCGCTAATTCTGCTACCGCTTTTTTATCCTCGATCTTTTTATCCTCATCGATCAATCGCTCCAGCTCATCCGCTTTAGCTTTCATATCATCATAAAGGATATCGACTAGATCCTCTCGAGATACTTCCTCTATATCTGTCATGTAACCGACTTTTGTAATATTATCTAAATAGCCAAAAGGACTCTCTGTAGTTTCTTGCTTGGCTAGGGTATTAATTTTGAAAGCTAACAGGAAACCGCTAGGATCAAATAAGCCGCCTCCGCTAACATTCGTTAGATCTGATTTCTGTTTACCTACCCAGTAAAGAGTAGAAGCATATTCTAGATGAGACAATTTAGCCTCGAATAGTAAATATCCTTTTTCTAGTACCTCGTCCCATGCCTCAACTTGGAGAGCTTCAATAGCTAGGCGCTGGATCTCTGTTTTAGCGTCCGCTATTGACTCGTTAACCATATACTCGATAACCTCATTAAAATCTTTATACATGTGTAATTCCTCGCTTTTTCTCGTATTTTTTAACATCACTTTCTAAATAAAGAGCTATTGTTCCGCTGCTAACGAATTGATCCGGTTTAGGGAAATCCTCATGCCGTTTACTCCAATTGTTCACAACTTGTCTAGAGACTTCCCATCTATCGGATAGATCCCTTTGAGTTAGCACTCTTTCCATAATTCAAGCCCTCCTATGGTATAATTATCTAGATCTCTTGCTTGAGATCCATTTTAGAGCATTTCTCCTATATTGGAGCCGGTAAACTCTCCCCGGCTCCTTTTTTCATGCTCACATTTCAAAAAATCTATTTAGGTGATCGTAGAGCTTAGATCCTTTTGGAACATTAGCAAAGATTGAGCTATCTTTATTGTTTAGCGAGATCCCTCCGTCTTTACCCTTCCATACTCGGAGATCCACGTTATAAAATTGGCTATCGTTTGCTCCTTTGTCGATATGGTATTTAACTTTTGATTTCTTTTGCGCTTTCGTCAATTCTTCCATTCTTCTCACTCCTAATACTTTCGATACTTTAAAACATGAGCGGCGTTAATTACTTTGTTGTATCCGGCACTATCAAAACCGGTTATAAAACGCTCGCCGCCTTTTTTGTAATGCCCTGTAACTTTAAACGATCCGACTAGGATCTCTCCCTTACGTGGATCATTTACCTCTAAAGCGTAAACTCCACCTAGCAAGCTGTTTAAATCCGTTTGAGGCGTCATATCCTTAATACGATCCTCATAGAAACGAGTTAGCTTTTCTATATTCATCCTAACACTCTCCTTTTTCGATTAATCGCCTAACCGATGTATTAATAATATCAAAATATGTTGCACCTGTAAACGCCTTTAACGTCTGACTATCTCAAAATGTTTATGAAGGTTTTTGAGTTGTAGCTCGTAACGTCTGCTACCGCTATTGTAAGAGACGACTTTCTTTAAATACGCCTCGCTTGCATAGTTATAAGCTACCGCAAAACGTCTGATGATCCAGCCGGCTTTTTTATGTCTAAATTGATACTCGGATCCCATTTTCTTATAAACATCGAGCAAGTCTTGATAAACCTCTAGCTCGTCTAGATTGATCTCGGGATCCTCGCTAGGAGCTGGAGCCTCTCTTTCCCATATCGTAAACTCCATATCGTATTTAAACATTAATCCGCCTTTTTTGATCTCGCTACGTTCGCACACAATTTTTACAATATTGCTGTAGGATCCCCAGTTTTCCGGATCATCTATTTTACTAAGCATTTTCATAAGCCCTCTAGTGTAGTTTTTAGTAACAAGAGACGCTACTACTCTACCGTTAGCGCTGTATCCTCTAACAACATAAGAAACTCTATCTTGAGGCTCGCACTCCTCGACTTTCATCCACTCTACTACTGTTTCGCCTGTCATTTCGTTAATGTACGTAATTTTCATCATTTTAAAATCTCTCCCTTTAGTTTTATTAGTTATCGCTTATCCGATAAATTAATACTAACAAATACTGTTGCACTTGTAAACACCTAAAATAAAAAAAGAGAGGAAAATTTCCTCCCTGGTCACAATTATTTAATTTTATCTACTTCTTTGATGTAATCCATAATATCTAATTGATTGTTTATCTCTTGCTCCGATAACTCAAGCATAGCAATAGTTACGGATCTATAAAATTCGAGATCTCCTTTCGTTCTGCTATGCTTATTCGTTTTGTATTTCGTTAAGTGATCTAGATCCCACCGGCTATAAGTACCTACAGTTTCCGCATATCGTTCTTGAGTGCCGTTTTCCTCGCATAATTCTAAAAGTGTACTCCAGTTACTTTTTACTTGCTTATAGTTTTCTACGATATCGTTATAAAGTTTTGTTTTATTCATCCTAAACCCTCCAATTTTATTTTAAAAGGATCTCCCGGAGGAGATCCCCTTCCTTACATTTGATCTACGTAATTCCAATCCTCCGAGCCTTCTACTCTGTCGTATAGCTCGCCGTCCTCCGTAATCTTTAGCTCGTATACCTCGCCTTTGTACTCTGCTGTATAGTAGCTAGCGTGTAGATCGCCTCCGTCGTACTGGATGTTAGCGTAAACCTCGCTTAGTCCTTGGAATTGGCTTTCTGTTAGGTTTAATGTTTTCATTTTAAACTCTCCTTTTATTTAGTTATTGTATCGCTCTTGCGATAAGTTAATAATAACAAATACTGTTGCACTTGTAAACACCTAAATTAAAAAAAGAGAGAGAATTTCTTCTCCCTCCCTGCTGCTTATGAGAATAAAGATCTAAAGTTAGCTTTCTCCGTCTCGAATTTAGCTTTATTAGCGGATTGTCCGTTAATAACAAGCGCTCGAGAAA